GAGCAATTAATCCTAACACCTTCCAACCAAAAATTGGCTTTAAGACTCGTTACGGAATGGTTTCTAACCCATTTGCACAAGGTCTTACCCAAGGTAATGGAGCACTTACTGCTAATACTAACAAGTATTACAGACGTGTACAGGTTGCAAACCTCATGTAATTCGGATTACATATTTCAAAGAGAGACTCCTTCGGGGGTCTCTTTTTTTGTCTAGGTATAAACTCGTAGGCATTTATATTTGTTAATTTCAACATGTATTTGTTGATACCAACATATAAATAGTGGTAGAATTGGAGAACAAGATGTACCCAAACCTTTATTATGAATGTTCATCTAGTAAACTGTCATGCATGGAGAATTAAATATGCATAATCTAGTTTCCCGTAGCCAATTAAATGGTTGGAATTTTTCAGAAATTATTTCAGAAGAAGAAGATCGAATTAATGACTACTATTCTTGTCTAATCGAATGCATAGACGATTCTGCATCCTGTAAACGAATCTGTAAGGAGGTTCTTATCACGTAAACACAACAGGAAAAAGATATGCATAATAGCAAGAAAGTAAAAGAAATAAGTGGAGGGCATCGAGGCCCTCCTTTTTATTGCCTAAATAATTAAAAAAGTTGCAATGGCTAACTGGTATACTGATCAACTAGATAATAGAAATTTTCTTTCACCTATTGGATTTCTTTTTTTAATAGAAAAGGCAAAGAAGGTTTCTTTTTTATGTCAAAAAGCATCCATCCCTACATTATCTTTAGGACAAGTTGATATACCAACAGCAGGAAGAGTAAGTATTCCTATAGAAGGTAATGTTCAATATGGTAATTTAGATATAGATTTTATAGTTGATGAAGATTTAAGAAATTATATGGAGATCCATAATTGGATACGTGCTTTAGGATTACCATCTGATAATGATGAGAGAGCTGCATGGGTTGATACTTGGAGTAGAGGTGATGCTCGTAGAACTGCGTATGATAGTGCTAAGTATTCTGATGCTACTTTACAAGTTTTGAATAATAATAATTTAACTAACTTTGAAGTTATATTTGAAAATATGTTTCCTACTCAATTATCAACAATGGATTTTGATGTTACTGGTAGTGATAATGATTTCATGATTGCTACAGCAACTTTTAGTTATACTTTATTTGAAGTTAGAAATACTAACTCCAGCAAGAGAAGATAAGGTACTTGACAAACCTGTCGTTCTATGCTATTGTTTTAGGATCTATACATATTGTTGTATGGGAGGAAGAAAGGATGGCATTAAGAAAAGGCGATCACCCAAGGAACAGGTCTAAAGATCCCATTACAGAATGGGATGATTCTAATTGGAGAGAAGAATCTTTACCTTATCACACAGGTGTTCAAGCAGAACTATTGAAGAATGGACCTAAGAGTCTATCTCAATCATGGATGATGAATGCTTTAAAGCAAGAATGGATGAGAAGAAATAATTACAAACATCCAGATCCACCTGATGTATCATCATCAATGAAAGAATTTTTTGCAAAAACTAAAGACCAAGGTATATGATATTCTGGATTGGGTTTACTGTTATGTTCCTCAATGAAGGATTTGTTATGATGCGACATGTATCACCTTGGTTTGGGAGACAGAGACAAAAATTTATTGATAAGTATGGTGCAAATGTGTGGTATAGATTCCACGGTACTTTAGATTATGTTTGGATGGGACTTGTAACTATTGGGTTAATAGTAAACACCCCTAGATTATTACATGCATTAATACTTGGAACTTTCTGGATTCTTGCTTGGTTAATATTTTATCTACCAAGATGGATTAAAAGATAATGAACTTAGAAACTCTTCAGGATCTATGGAAGACGGATAGTGTCATAGATCCTGATAAGTATGGTGAGGAATCTGTAAAGATCCCTCAACTCCATATGCGTTATATGGAATTTTATAATACATTTTCTCTAATGAAGAAAGATAGAGAAAGTGAAATGAGAGGACTTTGGAAACAGAAGTGGATATATTATAAAGGAAAAGCACCTGCAACAATATACAAAGAGGCACCATTTGATTTTAAATTAACTACTAAAGAAGAAATTAATATGTTCATCGAAGCAGATGAAGATGTTAGAAAACTCCACCTGAAGATTGACTATATAGAACAAGTGATCTTCTTTCTTGATGGTGTTTTACGACAGATACAGAGTCGTAATTATCAGATCAAAAATGCTATTGAGTGGGAGCGTTTTCAAAGTGGTATGTAATGAAATACGGTGAACCATATAAGATAGTAAAATTTTCCGATCCTTCAATGGCAGTCGTTAGATCTGCTATATCTAACACAAATTTAAAATGGAACGAAGGTAGTTTACAACAACCTAATAATAATTCTAGAAAATCTGAAGTAGCATGGATTAAAGATCCCCAACTTTTAAGTATGCTTTTCAGTATGGCACGTAAGATGAATATTGCATCTGGGTGGTATTTAAATCTAACTGGTGTTGAACCAGTACAATTTGGTATATATGCTGAAGGTGGTTTTTATGATTGGCATGTTGACCAACATCAAGCACCTAACAAAGGACTGGTTAGAAAACTTAGTATGTCACTCTTCTTAACTGAACCAGAAGAGTATCAAAATGGGGAGTTTGATTTGGAAATATATAAACCAGGGATTGAGCCTAGGTTTAAAGATTTTAAATTGAGTAAAAATAGTGCACTCTTTTTTCAAGCTGACCAATGGCACAGGGTTAGACCTATCAGTTCTGGATTGAGAAAATCTATTGTAGCATGGTTTTATGGACCTCCTTATACGTAAGAAGAACGAAGTCTATTTAAAAGTTGAAGCAGAGCCTCATCTCCACAAAGAGGCAGCAGAATTTTTTACCTTCGAGATCGATAATGCAAAGTATATGCAGAAGACTCGAAGGTATAAAGGGTGGGATGGTAAATTACGTTTATACTCACCTGCTACTGGTGAAATTTATTGCGGTTTAATAGATTATCTAACTGCATGGGCAAAGGACCGAGGGTATCAATATCAGGTTTTGGAAAGTCAACACTTTGGTCTTCCCAAGGATCAGAATGAACTGGTAACTCCTCAGTCTGTAGTTGGATTTGTTCGAGCACTGGGTCTTCCTTCTCAATTAAAGGTTCGTGACTACCAATACCGAGCAATATACGAGTCCCTACGATACAACAGACGGCTCCTATTGTCCCCAACTGCAAGCGGGAAAAGCCTAATGATTTATGCATTGGTTCGATTTCATGTGAATGTTAAAAGGAATGTACTTATTATAGTACCAACTACGTCTCTTGTCGAGCAAATGTATAAAGACTTTAAAGACTATGGTTGGATGGTATCTAATCACTGCCATAGATTATATGCAGGAGAAGACAAATACACTGATCATGATGTAGTAATTTCAACTTGGCAATCTATTTACAAGCAACCTCGTAAATGGTTTGAAAGATTTGATGTAGTAATAGGTGATGAAGCACATCTTTTTAAAGCTAAATCACTCACTACAATTATGAATAAGTTACATGGATGTAAATATCGTATTGGATTTACAGGAACATTAGATGGATCTAACTGTAATCAATTAATTTTAGAAGGTGTATTTGGTAGATGTTCTCAGGTAACTAGGACTAAAAAGTTAATGCAGCAAGGACATGTTGCTAAATTAAAAGTTAATATCATAATACTTAAGCATAAGGAAAAAATATTTGAAGGGTATCAAGATGAAATAGAATATCTAACTGATCATGAACCTAGAAATAAATTCATTCGTAATCTTGCTTGTGATTTAAAAGGTAATACATTAGTCCTTTTTAACTATGTAGATCGTCATGGTCTTCCTTTGTATGAGATGATAAATAGTCATACCGACAAACCAGTCCATTTAGTTTATGGTGGAGTGGATGTTGATGACAGAGAACATATACGGAGATTAGTTGAAGATGAGGATAATTCGATCATCGTTGCAAGTTACGGTACTTTTAGTACTGGCATCAATATTAGGAGGTTGCATAACGTCATCTTCGCCTCCCCAAGCAAGTCCAGAGTACGAAACCTTCAGTCAATAGGTAGAGTTCTTAGGAAAGGTAGGGATAAAGTAAAGGCAACTCTTTATGATATTGCTGATGATATCTCTACTGATCATGGAAACAATTATACTTTAAAACATTTAAAAGAAAGAATAAAAATATACAAAGAAGAAGATTTTAATTATGAAATTGTAAACATCAAGGTTAAAAATGATTAACTATGCCAAACACGATGAAGAATTCCATGCAGTATTTAAACTGTTGAGTGGAGATGAAGTGCTTGGTAAAACTATATTAACAGAAGATAATGGTGAGACGTTAGCATTTGTACAGGATCCTGTATGTGTAGAAATTTTTAATAAAGATATTAAAGATGAAAATAAAGTGATGCGGGGGATGGCATTTAATAAATGGATGCAATTAGCAGAAGAAGAATTTTATATTATTCGTGAAAAAGATATTATAGCTGTTGCTTCTATGAATAAAGATGTAATGATAATGTATAATGCTTTTATAACAGGAACTGAGGTATCAGAAGAAAGAAGAAAGCAAGCAGAGATAGCAATCAAAAATCAACAAGGATACATAGGCAATATTGAAGATGCTAGAAAACTATTTGAAAAAATATTTAAGACCTAATATTCCCCTGAACCCTTAGCAGTGTTATTCTATATAAAATTTTACTAGTTGTCAAGTTTGTCACCTTGTCACCTTGCAACTCTCTTCATTTTGTGTTACAATAACATCAACAGCAAGAAAAACATATGAGAAAAGCTGCAACTAAAAAGAAACAACACTACGTTGATAACCAAGAGTTTCTTGCTGCTATTATTAAATATAAAGAGCAAGTACGTATA